TCCCGCCCAAGAGGTCAGACGACGTTATGGCAAGGGGCTCGCCCGAGGCGACGGCCTTTGCGTAGTCGACGCTGGCCAGGTTCTTCTCCGGCAGCTGGAATGTCGCGCGGGAGCCGTCCGGCGAGAACCGGACGCGGCGTCCTGCGCTGAGGAGATTCACCTGCTCGTTCTCCGTGCCGCCGCCTTCGGGCGGTACGCCCGTCCTGACAAGGGGCCGGTACCCCTCCACCTCGTGGAGCGCCGTGCCGTCCCAGACCTTGTACTCGGAGCCGTTGAGCATATAGAGCCTGGAGTCGAAGCCGAAGAAATAAACCCTTCTGTCCGTGTTCAGATACCCGACGAAGGTTTTCGTCCACTCCCCGCCGGCCTCGGACAGCTGCCACAGCCTGCCGTCGCACGCGGCGCAGATAACCTCCGCCGTCCCGACCCGCCCGGACCATATCCCCCGCACGGGGCTAGGCCCGGACTCGGAGGCGATGGACAGGCGGAAAAATTCCCAGGTATACGTGGAATTCATAACCCTGCCGTCATACCAGAAGAGCGTCCCGCCGTCGGACTGCCAGGAATTGTCCGGATACGCGCCCTCCGGTCCGACGGCATAACCCAATAAGACCGGGCCTTTCGAATAGGTGGTGACGTAATAAACGCCCGTGTAATCCGTCCGGCTGACCACGTAGCTGCCGCCCGCGTCGTATGTCATCGTGACAAGAGAATCCCCGTCCGTCGTATAAACCGTCCCGGGATTTGCGGGGCTGACGGTTCTCTGCGGGCCGCCGACATTTGCAACGGCGCCCGCCATATAGCCCCAGCTGAAGCCGCTCAGGCTCCCTGCGGGCAGATAGCCTGAATCGACGGTATACGTATTGTAGCTGTACTGCGGAACGGAGGAGACAACGCAGGTCCACTTGTTCCACCTGTACTGCTGCACGCCGCCTATAATGCCGGAATCATAGACGCAGCCGCCCAGCATGTAGATGACGCCGTTATCGTCCCGGTAATACTCGCCCTCATGGCCTTCGGCATTGCCGTAAGTCACCGTTGCAGGCGTCCCCGAGATGGACGGCAGGCCGTCGTCTGTGATCTGGACGAGTGGATAGACCTGGAATTCCGCCGTGGATTCGATTGTTTCCGTCAGCAGCACCGTCGGCTCTTCGGCAACCTCCAGGGCGTAATCGAACAGCAGGTTGGCGATGTTCCGCGTGCCGGGCCGCTTCTGCAGCTTGTTGTTGTTCGTAATCTTAAAGTTCCGCATAACGGCCGCCTCGCCCGGCCGGAGCCCCGCGTCCCCCTCCGGGTTTTCGTTGACGCCCAGCCATTCCTCGATTTTATAAATTCTATCTGACATACGTATCGCCTCCAAAAGCAGAGGGACGATTCTCCTGCTCTCCGTAAACGTCGCAAATTGGCTCGAATTCACACGGCGCGTTCCGTAACAGCTTCAGGCACTCGGCGTACCGGTGGGCGTGCCAGGCGGCCACTGCCGGGTTTTCCTCCGCCAATAGCCCGGCGGCCAGCCCGTAAGGCAGCGTACCCCGCGCCAGGCCGTCGTCGAGGTCCACGGTGTCGGCCGCCTGCGCGATTGAGACAGGCAGCGGCCTCCGGCCCGACGGTGCGTTTTTATGCGCGCTGAACTGGTACAGCTCCACGGACAGCACGTTGATGAGCGGGACCGCCCGCGCCATGTAATCGGCCGCGTCGCCGGCGTCAATGTCCGCCAGCGCCATAGCCATGTCGAATACCTGCTGCACCGTCGTAGCCATGCTGTTACGCTCCTCCCTACGCTAACCTTATATATTCCGCGATGGGGGAATTGACGATATTGGGGGCGGAGCCGTAGGCGCGGAGCGTCTGGCCGACGGATACGGCGACGGTGGCGGAATATGTCAGCGCGCCGGGATTCGTCTTCGGGTTCGACCCGTCCAGGGTATATCTGACGGCTGTGGCGCCGTTGCAGGTAATGGTGACGCCGGACGTGCCCCGACAGCGTCGGGACGGGCAGCATGCCGCTCTGGGCGTGGACGTAGATGCCGTTCACCTTGGCGTCCAGTACGAAGGAATCATGGTAAAAGCGGCACTCGCCCACGTCGGCGTCGTAGCCCAGCGGGTTTTTCTGGACGCGGAGCGTCTTGAGCTTCATGGGGTCGACGGTGGCGTCCCTGTATTTGATGATGAAGTTGATGCCGGGCGGCAGGAAGCTGTCGGCGACGGGCACGATGTCCATGCCGTCGATGCGGCCGACGACGCCGTTCTTGACCGACTCCTCGCCCAGCTTGTCGATGCTGACGATCTCTTTGGAGAGCTTTGTCTCGATGTAGACGGACTCTGCAATGAACAGCACGCGGTTCTTCTTCGGCACCAGGTTGTTGTTCATGGCGGCGCCGGCCGTCATGATGGCGCGCATTACCGTGTTGCTGGTGAGGGCGGTGGGGTTTAAAAGGCCGAGACCGGCGCCGTTTGCCCATTTATTCAGCCGGTAGATGTCGATGGCCGGCGTGCACACCTCGTCCCAGTTGGACTTGAGCTGCTCGTTGCAGTGCTTGATGTTGAACTGGTCCTCGGCGTTGCCGTGGTCGATGGAAAAGGTGAACGCCTTGTCCTGGCTCATGGTTAGCGTCTGGACTGTGTCGCCCAGCTCGGAGACGGCGCCGAATCGCCCGCCGGCCGAGGAGCGGTTGTAATCGCCCAACGTGACCTTGTCCACCGTGTAGATTTTGATGCTCTGCGCGCCGTCAAAGTCGTACTTTTTCCCGGCGTACGCGTCGGTGACGGACTGCCCCTTGAAACGCTCCGCAATAAGCGGCGAGTATTTTGCAGTGAGATTTACTGACATATTGATTTTCCTCCATTTTCAGCCGTTGTACCAATCTTCCGTGATGGCGTCGCGGGGCTTCACGCCGTCCAGGGACGAGCGCGAGCCCGCCGACCTCGACTTGTTTTCCGTGGCTTTTTGCGCCGCCCGGTTCTCCAGGCGGAGCTTTTTCAGTTCCCAGGCCTGATATGCGGCCAGCAGCGTCCTGCCGCCGGCGACCGCCTGCCAGACTTCCGGCGGGATGGTCCGGGGGTCGACATCCGTACCGTATTCCTCGAAAAATTCGAGGATCTCCGCCCGGCGTTTAGCGGCCGTCTCATCCTCCGGCGCGGCCGTCCTGCCGTCCCTGTCGGGTGTTTCTGAGCCGCCGCCATTCTCAGATTCGCCTTCACCGTCCGCCGGGTTTACATAAGCCTGATTCTCCGCCCCGCCGTCCGGCGCGGTATCCACGGGCTCGTGCAGGTCAGTATTTGTCTCTTCCATAGCGCTTCCTTTCTTGCATTTCTTCCTTCAGCTTGTCGATGAGTTCCTGCTGCCTGGAGATATAGCCGTTCGGCACGCGCTCCAGGTAGTCGACGAGGTCGATTTTGCCCCGGGACAGCAGGCTGTCGAGGGTCTGCATGGAGGCGATTTCGCTCCAGTAGGCCGACGCGCCCACGTCCAGCCTGACTGACAGGCCCAGCTCCCTGACTTGGGAAAAATCGAACGGGACCGTTATCCCGCCGCCCTCTTTGACGTCCGGGGCAAAGCCCTCCGGCCGGTCGGCGCGCACTTCCCGGACGCCGTAGCAGCAGGACATAAAGTCGAGGTAGATGCGGCCCAGGTCCTCTATGCTCTCGTAAAGGTTCTGCCTTGTCAGCTCGTTCGGCGTGGCCGCCGCCCGCTGCAGGGCGATGATGGCCGAAGTGTTTTCGGGCCGCGTATCGCCCAGCGCGACGTTTGTCGCACCCAAAAAGCTCTGCGTATAACCGATGGCCAGGTCGATGAACTGGGCGATCTGCGGCGAAATCTGCGCCGGATCGATTATCCGCGCCACGTTGTTGACGTCCCCGCCGTTGACCGGGATCGCCGCGCCGACGCGGTTGTCCCATTTGACGACACGGGTCCTGTCGTAAACGATCTTGGGATAAGCCGTCGTCATGAGTGAAATCATGCTCATGGCGAACAGCTTGTTGATAAAAACCTGGTTGGGGATAAGGCCCGTGATCATGGCCTGCCCGTGGTAACTGTCCTGGACGTAGTCCCAGTTAAGCCACGTTATGGGATAAAGCGTCAGCCCCAAATCCCACGGCTCCCTGACGACCGCGTTTTTTGTGGTCTCAACGCCCCAGACGGTGCCGGTCTCCCTGCTGCGCCAGAGCTTTAGGAGGACCGTCACCTTGTCGTCGGACATGTTTCGGGTGTCTATATTCCTGTCGTCCGAATCCGTTGTGATAACGCCGGCGTCCGGGCATCCGTTTTTGCGCGCCCGGTCCCGGACGTCATGGAGCATCTCACGGCTCATGATGATGATATAGGGCTGCTTCTGGACGCGGCGGCTGCCGGTGTTTCCGAAAAAAACGCGCGTGTTCTCAATAATCTCCGTCACAACGGCGCCCTTTACGGGATGGCCCGTGTCGACGTCGGGATCCCAGTAGGTATAAAGGCAGCCGTCGCCGTCGACGGCGGCGTTGCGGAGGTATTCGCGCAGCAGGTTCATGATCCTGTTCCGCTCGAAAATGGCGTCGAATTCGCGGTTGACGACGCCGGCGATGAAAGCGGACCCGCCGCCCTCCCCCGGATTGCCCATAGGTGTCGCCTGCAGCTTGAGGTTGCTGGAGG